TCATCTAAGCCTAAGATAAAATCTGGAAAATACTTATGATATTTATTATCGAGAGGATTAAAATATTTTATACAAAGGGATTCTGATGACCACCATACTATTTTAGTAGTCCTTTCGCAATACATGCAAAATTTCTTTTCCCAAGAAGATCGATAAATTATAGGTCCAGCTCCTTTATATTTAGTCGCTTCATTTAAAGGGAAGTATCCCTGAAGAAATTTAGATTTTTTTGAAGGTTTGTTGTTTTTTATATTCATAAAAAATATTATTCCTCTTCACTCTTGTCTGGTTTTTCTTCTTTATCTTCTTTTTTCTTAAATGGATTTGGCTTTTCAACACTAGGGTCATCTTCTAATTCTTTTCCTTTTTTTGTAGCTACGGCTACTTCTTTTTTAGAAATCTCTTCAGGTAACTCTAATACAGAAGGCGATTCGTTAGTGAATACTTTATCTCTTCCATAATCGTAAATAAATAAAAACTTTTTGTTTTTACTTACGTTAATAGTCTTATTTAAAGCATCCTCTTCAATATCATATAAATCCTTATTTATAGACGATTTCCAAATCTCCCACCATTCTGCATTTACGTCATAAACTCTATCAGTTTCTTCAGAATTTTCATTAAGCCATTCTGTGTATTTTTTTAATTTCTTCATATTGAATATATTCCTTCACTGTCACTACTAGATCCACCTTCTAGCGATAAAGTTCCTTTATATTTTCCAGGATGTATTTTGTTCCATCCTTTGGCATATCCATTTTTAGCTACTTGAGTATAAAATGAAAATGCATTTTTAGTTTTCCAAGGTTTAAATCTATCCCAATATTTGAATAAATCTAAAAGTGCAAACTGTATGCAATCTTCTTTATCTTGTGGATTGTTATAATATAACCTATTATTAGCTCTTTCTGCTATCAAAATTAGCATATCTCTAGCTTTTATTGTTAGCTTCTTTTGCTCTAACGAAATACAAATCTCCTCGTATAATTCTTTATTTTTGACATATGCCATAATTCTTTTACTTATTTTATGTAAAAACCTTAAGAATTACTAACAGCTACAACAGCTACAGTTACATGAAGATTTACACTCACATAAGGTGCAATCACAAGATTCGTTTAGTTGAGTTTTTAAATTTTTCATGCTGATTATAAATTGTTTTCTGCTAAAATACATTCAAGTTCAGCTTTTTGTTCATTGATTTTATCTAACAAAAATTTAGTAGCTTTAACTATTTTAGGATTGTTTTGATCCGCGTCATTTAATTTGTTTAGGTTTTCATTTAAAAACTTTATACGAGATTCAATTTTATCGGTTTCTTTAGATATTTTTATAGTTTCGTTAGTTTCGTTTTCTAATAAACTAGAAACTGAATTAGTTATGTCATAGTTTATGAAGTCTTTAACTATTTGAATACCTTCGGATGAAGTTTCGGCTTCGATCAGTTCATTTTGTTTCATTGCATGATTAACCTTTTGTATATAAAGTTTATCACCGATTGTAAAAATATTTGCACATACACCTTCAAATAAATTAGAACTTATTCTATAGCCTAAATCAATTTCCTTGATTTTATGAGATTCTTTTATTGCTTGTTCAATAAAAGCTATTTTATTAGTTTCATTCATTTTAACATAACCACCAGCAAATAGATGAGAATTAACATCTTCTGATTTAAGAATTTTGTTATTTAATTTAATGACTGCCTCGTTTTCGTTAACTTCTATATCTAAAAATGATTTAGTATTTGGATATATTCGTATACCTTTAGCAGTAAATTTGCAATTCTCTGTGATTTTGTAGAGAGATATAAAATTATTAGATGGTAATTTATCACTAACCTTTAGAGATGAATCTGTATATTCTAACAGAATACCCGAAGATACGAAGCCATAAACATTTTCAGATAAAACATCAATAGGTGAGTGTATTTTACTAATCGTGAAATTAGGATTTTCACCGCTATATTCACCTCTTTTTGTAATAGCATGTTCATGTAATCGTTTAATCAGAGGAATCCATTTATGAGCTTCCATTTCATTAACTAAATCATTTACTTGATTATCATTCTTTGATATCTTTCTCAAAGTTTCAACTGCTGATTTGTAATATGATTTAGAATTACTAGATTCTAGATCATAAATAACCTGCTCAATTAAAATGGCTATCTCGTTTTCTTTCAAGAGCTTAGACGTCTCGTTGATGAATGTAGAAATTTGATCCATCCACTTATAAGAGCTTAGTTCATTAACTAGGCTATTTAATTTAGCTATTTTATATACTAAAATAGAGTTAGATTCAACTGAAGGTCTATCCGAGGATTTATTAAAATCTTCATTTATTTTTATTTTATCTTCGTTTATGGCTAACTCACAAAAAGATTTATAATATCGTTCTATTATAATTTTGCTAGCATTATTTTTATCAAGATTCTCTAATAAGAATATTAGATCTTTCTTAATAGAAGCCGAATCTATTTTTTTGTTTAAAATTGACATATTTTATCTTTATTTGTTGTTTGTTTTATTTATTTGAGATTTCATCCTCTTCTAGGATTTCATTCTCTTTTGAGATTTCATCCTCTTTTAGGGTTTCATCTATTTCAGGAATATTATTAACATCGCCAAAAATTTCAATAAGAACTTTAGACTGTCTTTCTTTATCAACTCCTATAATATTTAAGAATCTTTCAACTTCGGCTAAAGTTTTACCTTCGCTTGCTAATTTATTTACTAAAGGAAATAACGAACCTTGACCATAGTATGAGTATTGTCCAATTAGATTTTCGTTAACAAAATCCTTATACGATTTTAATTTCATCATTATTTTTTTATTATATATCTTAGTTAATATGTTCCACCTGAAGGAGGAAATTCACCTTTTACTGAAGTAGGCCAAACCGGTCCTATAACTTGAGTATCGGATGAAGCTCCGGTTACGCCTGAAGCCGGTGGATCACCTATATTTCTACTTAATGCGGTTGATCCCATTACAAGAGGAGGTATGTATATATTAGAAACCATAGTTTCCATTCTAGCTCCAGCGAATAAGGTAGTGCCTTCTTTAAACACCGGTAAATGAGCCTGTACATCAATTGAAAATGTCACTTTAAATTCCTTTCTATCGGTAAATCCGAATTCTATTGGCCTTTCATAAGACTGATCATCAGAGAATGTAGCTAAACAAGGTATTCTAATATAGGCAGTGTCTATTTGAAATATTTTATTTTTAAAAAAAGTTCTTATTACAGATTCTGTGCATTTTAATTGATCTAACATCGAATCCGTGTAAACTACAATATCTAAGCTAAAAGTTATAGGCACCATAAAAGCTTCGCTATTATATGTATTAAGAGATCCATCATCTTCTTGTATTTGATGATTCATTCTAATGTATTTATTAACAATAGATCCACCATCTACTGAAATGCTTGACAGATCTACTATACCTCTTGGTATACTATTATAAAAAGTTTCAGCTAATTTTCCTTCACTATCATAGTCTACGTTATTAAGGAAATTATTTTGTAAATACCTTTCTGTGCCTGTAGTGCTAAAATAAAAAGGAATATTGACTTTTTGTTTTTGTGAAACTTCAGTTCCTATTTGATTATACCAATATACATTGTCGTGTAGCGTAGCTAGTAAACCTATTAATATATTTCTAATAGTAACATCATCTTTATTAAAATGTAAATCGTAAACCGACATAACTATGTTTTTTTCTATATATCAAATTTATGATACATCCTCGATTATAATAGTGGAGAAACCTCCTTCTCTAATTGCTTCAACTCGTTTATCAAATAATTCTAAAGGAAGTTCAGAGTGATTAATAACCCATGTATTTAAGTTATTCTCTTGAGTCGTTTCTTTAAGAATTTTTATAATTTCATAAATACCAGAAGAATCTATTGATGAAAATATTTCATCTAAGAATAAAATATTAATTGAAGGATATCTCAACTTTAGCATTTTCAATAAAGCGATAATTATTATAAAATCTACTTTTTTTCTTTCACCAGTTGACATACTCTTTGGTCTAACCTCTTCGCCAATAGCCTTTATTATACAATCAAATTTTTCATCAAATTTTATTGTATATGGAAGATGTATTTGATTTCCCATATTTTTAATTGATTGATTTAATGGTGGTAATATGGATTTCATAGCCATATTTTTTATACCATCCTCACCTAGTATATTCTCTACTATCAATAAGAAATTGTCATTATTTTGATCTTTTATTTTTTTAGAATATCTATTTTTATTTTTATCTCGATTTTCTTCTATTAAATCTTTTAGATACTTTTCGTTATTTTCTTTAAGATTGTTTTGAAGTTTAACAACTTCACCTTTGTATTGATTTATTCGCATATTAGACCTAATAGAACTATCGTTTAATTCTTTTAGTTTAGTCTGGATTTTATCTAAAATATTTGAGGTCTGTTTTATTTTAGAATCTATTATTATTTTTTCTTCGGTTAGATCTAATTCCTTCTCAACCAAAGTTTCTTTTATTTTTTTATGCGAAGTTCCAGTTATATCAGAACTACATGTTGGACATTTTGAATTAGAATATAATTTCAATTTTTTATTAATTTGAACTAATTCGCTATTAATCAAAGAAGATTCTCTTGATTTATTATCTAATACATCTTTTACTTCTATTCTTTTACTTTTTATTTTATCTAATAATAATTCTATTGATTTCTTGCTTTCGTTTAATTCTTTTATTTTTTCTACGTACTCTTTTGCTAGTTTTATTTTATCAGACTCGTTAGTTTTTGCTAACTCTTTGATTTTATGCTCAATAGATTCAATAGACTCTGATATTACTCGTAACTCATCGTTTATGGTTTTGATAGATATTTTTAATGATTTTCTTTCTTGCTTTACTCGGTCTCGCATTTGATTAACTATAGACAATCCAAATAATCTATCAATAATATTACGTTTATCTGAATTAGACATTGTTAAAAATGATCTAAAATCATTTACTGATAATACTAAAATATTTTTGAATACTTGATATGGTATTTCATATATTTCTGTTTCTAGATAAGTTTGTACATTTGAATTACCTGAAGTGTCATAAGGCTCAGAGTCAATAATAACAGATAACAAACCTGGAGATATTCCTCGGGTTATCTCAATGTATTTGCCTTTAGATATCAATTTAATTCGACACCAAAGATTTTTATTTATTCTATTAACTAAATCTGATTTATTTTTATTGTCGACTTTACCGAACAAACTATATGTAATAACTTCAGATATTGTACTTTTTCCATTGCCGTTGCCGCCTAAAAGTAGATATAAACTAGGTTTATCTTTTTTGAAATTTATACTCTGTATCGTATTACCATAAGAGTTAAAATTTTTCCATTCAATCGATTGTATATTCATTTTATTTTATTGATTCTAAATAAAGAGTATTCAATTTTTTTAGTAAATTTTTCTTAATAGCATCGTCATATGCATTTAACTCATTTACATGCTTTTTACATAAATCGTATATATTATATGTAGAGCTAGTATCTATAATAACGCTACTTTCATTATAATCCTCATCTTCGAAAGTTATTATTTCAAGTTTTTTGCATATTTTAGAAACGCCATCTATAATCGGATTAAGGTCAAACTTAACTAAATACGAAGTAGGTATATACAAATCTACTCTATTTTTTTTACATAAAGATTTAAGTTCACTAAAAGGCTTCTCTATCCATTCGTTAATATAGACTTTTATAAATTTCGGAGAGAAATCGTTTTCTATAAACCTACTACTACCATCGTCAAAATCTAATATATACCAACCCTTTTTATTACCTAAATCAGATCTAGTCATTTGATAAGGATTCCCTATCATTGTAATATTTTCTCTTTTTTGTTGCCAATGTATATGACCAGAATATACTTGCTTAAATTTAACTAAATCGGATTTCCCTATACCTTCATCGACCTTTCGATATTTATCAAAACTTAAATTCCTTATATTAGTATGACAAAATAAATATTCACACTTCCATGTTTCATATTCTTTTATACACGATCTTTCTTCTTTTTCGCTTGTTCTCCATGGCATAAAAAGAACTATCAATTCTCGTGAATTAGTTTTTATTGTAGCTTGTAAAGGCTCTTTAAAAATATGAACGTTAGGGATATATTTTAAAGAATCTAAAGAGGATACGTCATTTGTGGTTTTCCTCATAACATCATGATTACCTGCAATAACATATATACCATCAACAAATATTTTAGATAGTTCTTCAAATATGCTTATGCCATTATGAAGAACTAATAAATTAACAGATTGACGGTTATCAAAAACATCTCCGCAATGAATAAGTATATCTCCTGGTTTATATTCTTTCTTTACCTTAGGTATAAAATCAAGCATTATCCATTCATGCATCATTTCTAGCCATTCAATTGAATTTGATCTAGCTCCTAAATGAGTATCTGATAATATAAAGGCTCTGTTTGCTTTTATTATTCCGTGATTTTTAGACATTAAAATAGTGGTTTTCTTGGTTTTAGATATCCTCGGTTTCTTAATTCTATTATCAATTCAGTTTTGAAAGTATTTGATAAAGATTCATAGAATTTTTCAGGAGTTATATCAAAATATTCAGTCAATTCAGAGAATGCCTCTATTTTTGAAATTTGCTTTAGGTTTGTTATTATCAATGAATATATTTGATTGATATCGCTTTTATTAATTTTAGGCATAGATCCAGTCTCCGTCAAGGTTACAAAGCCTTTAAATCTATCATCTCTCTCGACAAACTCTGTTATAAGATCAAATGCTATCCTTTCGTCAATAATTTCATCTATAGGTTTATCTTTATGCTTAAGATTAAAACTACTAGGTTTATCTCGAGACTCTGTACTCATATATTCATTATCGAATATTTTGTCTCTATAAACATCTTTTTCTTCTTCTTTATTATCTTCTTCTTCTTTCATTTTTATATGTTTATTACATGATCCGTTTCGGTTAATCTCATATAGCTATAATCTATTTGATATAAGCATCTACTATTTTTACCACTACCATTTCTTACTTTTAAAAGCTTTAGCCAATACTCTCTATTTATATGCATTGAAGTGTCTTGTATAATTCCATATATAAGATCTGCCGTATGAGATAGTCCAGCAGATTCTGCAATATGACCCATTGTCAATTCAGTTGAATCATATCCACCTCTATTTATTTGAGTTGCTGTTATAACCACCCATTCATTCCTAACAGCCATAGCCCTAAGATCTTCAGCTATTTGTTTAACTTTCATATAGGTGTTTTCTGAATTAGGATTTCTGTGATTACATAAGATGTTTATATAATCAATTACAACAACTCGTAATTTAACAGATTTTACCGTTTCTAATTCTCGTAAATAAGATTCTATTTGAGGTACCGTTGCTTGAGATGTAGGATATTCTTTAATAAATAAATTACCAGGAGGTATTATTCCATTAGATATTCGAGATAATTTATCTTTAATATAACCAGGCTTCTTGCAATTTCTTTCATATTCGCTTATTTTTATATCTAATACGTTAGCACCTATACGATGTATGAAATCCACGTCGGCCATTTCTGCGGTAATTACAGCAACATCTTCACCGGCTCTAATATAATTAGCCGCGTCGTTTGCTAGCCATATAGATTTACCAATATTTTGTTCACCAGCATATACAATTAATGATTTATTTCTATATCCACCAGTGAATTGATCTATCCAATTATGACATGTAGTTATCTTTGAATTTATCTCAGGTATATGTGAAGATTCATCAAAAAAGCTTTTTCCTAAATCTTCGTCAAATGTTATATTATTTCTCTCATTAATAAGAGATTTGGCTTTAGAGATTATATCTCTGACGTTATTAGGTGTAACTTTTGTTGATTTAACGAATTGATATGTGTCAATAAGAGATTCATCAAAATTCTTCCATAATATCCAGCACTCAGCAGTTTCTTTGATCCATTGTTGATCGTATGAGTCGTAAGGTTCATCAAAAATAATTTCAATTAATCCATCAGTCACAGAATCTTTAAATTTATCTTGTTTTATGACTAATTTCAATTGCTCTTTAGTTGGAATCTCCTGGAATTTAGTAAAGAAAGCTTTTGTAATCTCAGTTAAAGTTTCTATTTCAGTGGAATCAAAAAATCCAGATTGTAGAGTTTTTAAATATTTTGGATTACGTCTAACGTATAAATAAAATAGTTTTTCAAAATCCGGTGTATTTATCGAAGTAGTCATTTTTATTTATTATATGATTTCGTAATAGGTTGTGAATTTTGTATTTTTGTTAATTTTTAATTGATTAGTTTCTATCAAATCTGTAATTATCTTTTCCATTGATATCTTATCGCCGTTTAATTTCTCTAAAATTTTATCATCCGGAAAAATAACTGCATTTATATCAGCTATACCTCGATATTCATGTATAAAATCATTACCGCCTTCTGCGTAATACCAATGATTAACTAGAAAGAGAAAATCTTCCTTTGTTGGAAAATCTTCTCTATCTCGATATTCACCAATTAAATATTTGATTTTTACTTGATCTCGGTAGTTTTCAATTAAATGATCGTTTTTAATTTGGTTTTTATTCATATTTTATTCGTTTTCATCATCTAAAAAAGCTTCGATGTCATCTCCGCCGGAGACACTATAACTAAACTTCCCTAATATGCATTTTTCATTAATTTCAGTTAAAACCTCTTTAGTCCAAACTTGTGGAGTAAATAATTCGGTTGCCTTTACTCCTATTCCTAGATGTTTAACAATATATCGTTGAGCTGTATCTTTTCCTAAAAAGTACATTTTATTTCCTTCGAACTCAAATTCTTTTACATCTTTACCAGTCTCGATAGCTTTATCAGCATCTTTTTTAGATAATATATTACCTCGTTGAATTCCACAAATATCCCAATCCATATATTCTTCCATGCCTATATATGGATTCATTCCTTTATCCCAACCTATATGAAATTTTATAGGAATAGGCTTAGAGAATCGATTTTTTAAAGTTTTAACCGTTACTATAATACCGGTTTGTAATTTACCTTCTTTCATTTTAGCTTTTGATAATGCTAGAATAACTGAAGCAGAATAAACTAACCCTCCACCGCCAGAAATATTAATCGTAGGAAACATTCCTGTTGATGCATAAGTATGATTAGTGAAAACAAAAGGTATTCCTAGTCCTGTGAGATCCGATGTGATTATTCTAAATATAGATCTAATCATTTTAGCTCTAGTCATATCTGATTTATCACTCCCAGATATTGCATCATTAACCTCTTTTGTAGTTGCGAGCATACCTAAAGAATCTAAAGCTAAGAATATTTTAGGGAGTTTATATCCTTTAGTTTTAGCCTCTATCATTTTTTTAATAAGAGTTGTAATAGAAGTTCTAAATATAGCCAAATCTGACATAGGTTGATGATCAAACCGATCAGGATCTACTCCGAATTTACTAGCGGTTTCCATATCGACAGCGCCTTCAGTGTCATAATATATTACATAATAACCTTTCTTTTGTGCCTCTCTACACATATTTAAAAGAAGAAAAGTTTTACCACTACCAGATTCACCGGCTAAACAGATAGTTCTATTATTCGGAATACCTCCAAAAAGATCTCCGCTAAAAACTGCGTTTAAATGATAATTACCAGTGTCAACGAACTCAGTAACTTTAGAGAATTCACTTTTAGAAAGTACACTCCCGAATGGATTGATGTTTTTAAGCTCTTTCTGTATATCAGTTAGAGAAAATTCTTTTGCCATAATTTTTATTTATTTTTTATATGATGGTTTTAAAATAAAGAGCCTATCGTATAAGCTAAGCTCGGATTTAAGGGTGGAAGTCCTGTCGGAGTTAAAATTCTATTTAATGGATCTATTATAGTTGCTTGAAATTGTCTTTCTAGATCGATTTTAGGTGCAATTTCGTATGGATATCCACCTGATTTATAAGAAAAAACTGAATTGAAATTGCTTTTTGTATGATACCATTTAACTTTATCTCCTCCTCTAATTAATTCGTATTTATTTTTTAATTCTACATTCTGGTTTAATAGATAATTATGATGAGCGCCGCCTCTAATATGTATTGGACACCCTTTACCTAAAACAAAATCATCAACATCATTTAATACAAATTTCTTAAAATTCGATATTCCTCGATTCATAGATATTTTTTCAATGTTAGAAAGATTAAATTCTTTTTTCATAGATTTGATTAAACTAACTAATTCTGGATTATGTTTAGTAGTTAACTTTTTCTTAGAAAAGATAAATTTCACAGCTTCGATTAATTTATTTCTACAAAATAAAGGAGTACTTGATTGAATAATTTCTAATCCAGTAGTTTTTATATAGGAAAGTTTTTCATAATCTTTACCATCTTTCCAAACAATATTTTGGACGTATTTTTTCTTAGCTACCCAAATAGCATTTTCTGCTATAGTTTCTAATTCAAAATCTAAATAATTATCTACACCGAAAGAATCTGCATAACTAGTCAAAATCTTTTTAAGGAATTTAGCTAACCTAAAATCATTTAGTCGCATAACAAAATCTTTAACAGACCCTTCCCATTTAACCGCTTCCATGCATTCTTCAAATATTAAATATCCTGAATCTGTATCTGTATATTTCCATACGTTACCTTTAATTTTAGGAACCGAATCAAAATCAGTTACGCCTAAATGCTCAAGTAAAGGTTTATCTTTATGAAAATATTGTTTAAAATACTTATCAACCTGTTTTTCTGTAAATTTAATAGCATCTTGTCCTTGTAATGTTACAGTTTCAGCTATAGCAATATTATAGAAATGGAAATATTCATTTGCAAAAGCTCCATAAATACTATTAATACTTAATTTTATTGCTTGTTCATGAGCTGAGCATTTAGCAGAAAAAGTCCTTATTTCATCTAATTCGCTTGGACTTAATTTACTAAAATCTAATTCTTCAATTTGCTCTAATGTATATTCTTCTATATTCATATTTTTTATTCAGTGATTGCTAAATTAAGAGCAACTTTAGTTACAGAATCAATTGAATCAAGGACTAGTTTATTTTCACATACAGAAATTTCATAAGATTCTTTATCGATTCTAGTGAAAAATGATTTAAATGTATTACTCATAATAGTCTTTTCTTCAAATATTTTATTATCATCAACAACTAGATCAAAAACGCTTGTTTTTATATGAACACCATATTCATCGCCATATATTGAAAATAAATCCGTTTGATCCATTGAAAGCATTGATCCGATTTTTGTAAAATCTTCTCTGGGTAAAGTAAAAGAATATTGCTCAGTTGATTTATCTAAAGCTCTACTTATTTGTTCTTCTGAGAGATAAGTGAACCCTAAAGATTGATCTTGGCAATATATTTCCATATTTAATCTAGTATCTGATAATGTTATTTTATCAGAAAAATAAGATCCATCGTCTTCTTGATATAAAGATATTTCTGCAGTTAATTTATGAGGATCGAAATAAGAAATACATGATAACAATTTTTGGCCAGAAAAGAATGACATTTTAATAGTTATATCACCTAATTCTGAATCAAATTGAAAAATATCAGAAGTTGGAATTGAATATGATTTTACAACATCCTTTGATGGTATATAAACATTTGAATATGTATTCTGTGAATCGATATTTATGTATACCGAAGTGTCCATTAAAAGCATTCGCTTAATCAACGAATTCAAATAAGGAACCGAAATCTTAGTCGCAGTAATTTTCATTTTTTTATAAGTTTTTAGTTATTATATGTTAATATTATTTGCTTGGATTTCCCATCCAGAAGCTTTAAACGACTCTAACCAATCATCTAAATCTGAACGAATTATCATATATGTTTTTTTAATTTCTCCGGTGGTTTTCCAAATGTATTTAATGTCAATAAACCACGGATCTTTAGGATCCATCCAATGATTAACGTCAATTTCTATTTTATACCTAGAAAGAGAGTTTTTGTTTTCTAATTTATACATTTTTTATAATAATATGAAAGTATACTCAATAGGGTATAAATATTCACATACTATTTAAAATATACCTCTTAGGGTATATTACACAAACAACAAAAGCGAAGATTTTACTCTTCGCTTTTCGTTGTTATGTATGTATTTTTTTTTCGATATAATTATATATCTAAAGAATTTCACAGGCTCCGCCAGCACATGCAATCTCACCTTTAAGATCTGTATTATCATCGTACTCTAATACTGATTTTAAATCTATTTCAGGAATCAATGATTTTAATCTAATAAATTCTTCTTTTGTTATATCTTCAAATGGTGCTTGTTTATAAGATCCTCCGTCATAAGGGAGTACGGATAGTCCATTATAACAATTACGGTTCTTCCACATCCATTCTCCAACAGATTCCCATTCATTCTTTTTAATTGATACAGTTGCAGATATGTTATGAGTATTCATTCCATCAACATGTCCTGGCGTTATCCACGATTCATATACAGTTTTAACTCTATTTAAAAGATCTAATGCACTTTCCGATCGTAAAATAGAATCATCCGGAGCTTTTTGTGGAATTTTTAATATTGACGTTGAATGAGGTGAAAAGAAATCATCTTCGATAAAATCAGGCATATTTTTCAATAAATATCCATAGATACTTTCGTTTTTGCCTATTCTCATTCTTCTAATATAATAGTCGTTATGCCAAGCGTGTATTCCGGAACTAGAGCCAACTACCATAGAAGAAGTTCCGCTAGGTTTAACCGTTGTGCATCTAGCTGCGGATTTTATTCCAATTAATTTAGCAATTCTAATATTTTCGAGCTTAACTATATTTGCAGTAAGTTTCATGTCGTATTTTAAAACTTTACCAGAGCCAATTCCTGTCATACCAACTCCAATTAATGCATCCTTTTCTGTAGTCTTTTTCCAAATATCTCGAAGATAATGGAAATCAGTATATCCTGCTTGAAGAGTTCCTATAAATGCGGCAGCCTTAGCTCGTTCGTTTAAATCTTCTTGGGATTCTATATTACTTACGTTAACTTCGCATAGATTACAAAATTGATAAGGTCTTAATGCTATTTCGCAACATGGATTAGTTCCCCAATCTTTATCATTAGTTAGATAAAATCCAGGTTCACCTGATCCACTACTTTCAACCTCTTTCCATAATTCTATAAACTTCTTTTTAGTAACTCTAGATCTAACTAAAACAACTGAATTATTCGATCTACCTCTTTGTGGTTGAAAATAATACCAAGGAAGTACTCCGTTTTCTAAATATTTTTTTATATCGGATTCAGGTACCCATTCAAGAATTTTTTCAGATTCGCCATATTGAGGTTCTGTATATGTGACTTTAATATCATAATATGTATTACCTACTTGATCTATATGAGTTGCTTTAACTTTTGTAGGTTCACCGGCTTCATTAACTGGACCATTTACGTAAGTATAATCCCAATCATTTATAGTAAACATACTTTTAGCGTTAAGCATATTTTTATCCTTTGCACTGAATAAAGAAATTAAAGCGGCTCGTCTAATTCCGCCAGCTAGAACCGCGTCAGCTATAAAACAAACTATATCATGAACTTCTATTGGATTTAAAAATGATCCGGTCTTTTTGTTATTTAGTAAAGATTGTAAGGACCCTAAACAAGATTTTAATGGTTCGGCTCCTGGCGCCTTTCCGCCAGATGTAACTAATTCAGCACCTTTTTCTCGTATATCAGAATAATCAAAATGTATTGTTGCAGTGCCTCTAAAATAAGATTTCATTAAAGCCTTAATTGCATCTGCCCAACCTTCTATATTATCACTAATCAAAAATCTTTTAACTAAATCAGGTCTTGGTTTTCTTATTTCTGGTAGTTTTTCTATATGATGTCTTTGAACTGAATAGCCAACACCAGTTCCACCTAATAAAAGAAACATAACTTCACCAAAAGATCTCCAATCGTCTATAGGAAGATATGCGCAATTATATATTCTATTAGGTGATGTTTGTATAGGCTTACCTCCAAATTGTAAACTTCTCATTGACGGTAAAACTTTTTTATCATATACAAATTTATAAACAGATTCTATTTCTTTTTTTAATTTAGGGTATTTTTTTATATGCATTTGTTTATTCCTATCAACAATCTCCTCCCATGATTCTCTTCTATTTAAATCTTTTCTATATCTTGCATATTTAGTAAATACTGTAATATCACTCAATACATCAATTGTTTGATCTCGTCTATTCATATTTAATTTATTTTTTTAGTTTTGAAAGTTTTAATTCTATTTCCAAATGTTTTTTCTTGTGCACCTTTCTTTTATTATAAAGATTTGTTAAAATCTTTTTTAAGACTGAAGTTTTTGTATTATCATAGACTGCTCCAGTAACTGAAACGATATAATCTGGATCATTTAGATATTTTTTTAATGAAGCCTCGTTAGTGAATTTACCAATAAAAGAATCTGGTGAAATATTGTATTGACGCATTATTGATGGATATAGAGAAGCATAATCATAACAAGAAGCCGCTCTGAATATACCCTTTTCAGGTTCTTTTACATAAGCACCTTCGTAAGTTCCTTTAGGTGTATCAACTTTTTTATCTGCGATCACTTTATTATCTTCGTAATATCCTTGCCATATAAGAGCTTCAGTTAAATTAACCGCTGATGATGCTTTATATATAGGTAAGTTACACATATTAGACATAGAAAAAATAGTATTTGTAGTTTTTAATTTTTTATGTATCAAACATACTAAAGCCGCATCGATAGCGTTATACAAAATATATTTATCATAATCCTCTTCGTATAATTGTTGTAGGCTTCCGTTGTATTTTAGTTTAGTAACACCTAACACTGCTCCGGCGACAAAATCTAATTTGTTACTTTCTTTAATAGCGACAGTTCTGTCCCATCTTTTATACATATCCATATAATCAATCATACCTACATGAAGTGGTACATCATCATTACCTCTAAGTTTTCTTGACGGAGAAGCCATTTTAACATCGATTCCTAATTTAGCACATCTTGTTGAAATATATTTCCAATCAAATCTCATGAAATTCCAACCTATAGCTAAAGAGAATTTTGGCATAAACTTATTTATGAAAGTATACATCATATTAAATTCATCCTCAAAGCAAACATACTTAAATTTCCAATCTCCGTACTTTTTTAAATATTTTGCGTGCTCGTCGTAAATTTTCTTTTCTTGATCTTTAGTTATAGGTTTCCATCCCATAACTAATGTTGAATTAGCTTCTGTAGATATTGCAATAGTTGTAATTCTCTCCTTAGCTATCTCCGGATTAGGAAATCCATCAATAACTTCTGTTTCGATATCAATAGATTGTACTTTAGGGAAATTTAATGCCTGTAACTCCTTTTTGTCTTCTTCAGGAAGGTTTTCTATAAACTCATAAAGTGACCATTTATTTAATCTTTTATCAGGGACTTTTTTAACAGATCGACCATCCCAATTTACAAAATCTGTTGATTTATCGGGATCTCTATCTGAACAGGTTTGCCAGTTTTTTATGTCACGATATTTATCTAATGGAAATTTCTTAATCGAAACCGCTCCTTGTTTATTAAAATAGGATATGATTAACTCGTATCCTTTATTTTCAATGTTCAATATCATTGAGTATATTTTTAAATGGTTATAAAATTATTTTATGCCTGTAGAACCAAATTTACCTTCACCTCTTTCAGTTATCTCTCCTTCCCATAATTTATCTTCTGATTCAACTAAATTAATAGGCTCATAAGAAACAGGGAGTAATAGGAATTGTATAATCTTATCTCCAGAATTGATAATAGTTGAAGAATTAGTGACGTTAGTTAAGTGTATATGTATTTCTCCTTGATAGTCTTCATCAACAACACAAGCGCCAACTTGTAATCCTCGCTTAGTGGCTATTCCTGATTTATTATTTGCAATAAATACATGATCTTCCGGTATATTAGCCTTAATACCTGAAGGTATAACCACTGAATCTCCTGGATCTAAAATAGTATCTTTGAAATCTTCAGGTACGAAAAAATCAACACCTGCACTTTTAGAAGTTCCTCTATTAGGAGTCTTAACATTTCTTGTTTTGTAAAATTTCATTTTTTTATAATGTTTAATTTTTATATGTAAGAGATGCAAAAAGAGAACTTAAAAAGTTCTCTCTGCAATAACAAAAAGTAATTGTCTGTATTTCTTTTTGTATCTGCTAATTTTTATTTAAATTTTCATTAACAAACTCGTCGAATCTTTTAAATCGATTCTTTCTTTTCTTCTTTTTCTTTTTAGGCAAATCTTTAGATAAAGTAAATGGAATATCACCAGAACCAGTCTTCTGTGAAACAAAAGAACTTTGAGAGCCAGGATCTCCTGGAAAAGACACGACTCCCATTCCATTAACTGACCCAACCGTCGCTGAGGCCGAGTTTTCGAATGCAGATTTAGCTATTTTAATTGCATCCGGTTCATCAATAAGACCGGCTTTATACAATTTTGAATAATAATTTGGATCTTCTCCTAAATGATCGTTCGCAATTTTCTCAGCTTCTTTAGGGTCTTTAGTATGTTCCATTTCTACGGCAATACCTAATTCTAGCTCTATTTCAGAGGATTCTTTTAATTTACCAAACTCTACATCAATCATTTTATTAACCTCTTTAGGATCTATTTTATTAGCAAGATCTTCTATTTGTTTTCTCCACATATCGTCTATTTTTTTAGGATCTAATCCTTCTTTACCTTTAGAGGATTTCCATTTCTGAACTCCTTTCACTTGACTAAAAAGTCTAAACTGAGATTTAGTTGTAGCAGGCATATTTTATTTTTTTACGTAAGATAAGAATTTCTTATGATATTTTTTTGGTATATGGTCGGATAACAGGTAATTTATAAGATCTTCTCTACTCATCCATTGTTGTCCAGCAGCATCATTAGCAGTAGAAGTAAACATTCCAGCAGCATCTAATATGTCAAATACTTCATCTGGACTAACCGCATCATATGCTTCGGTTACTCGATTATATAATTGTTCATCAGGGCTCCATGTCCAATCGTTAGAATCAAATCCTTTAATCTTTTTTTCTTTTTGGTATTCGTCTGATGAGATTTTGTTGGCCTTCGTTAGACCTTCGTTCAAAGAATTCTTAAACAGTCCGATTGATTCATTTATTGTATCATCTTTTTTATTTATGAATTCGTATACTCGTTTTCCGTATTTAGAAAGAGCCCAAACTTTATGTCCTCTATTATTAAAAGATTCAAAGAACTTAGAATTTCTTTTGAACCAGGTTTTTGTATCAGTACCTCTTCCAGTTTCTTCCATTAGTTTAGCTAAGAAGTTTTCCATCTGTTTTTCGGTAACAAACTTATTTCCTATGAACTTAAGAATTTCATTTCGTACTGGAGCTTTTTCGTTAACTCTAATTCTTCCGTAATCTCCATATTTTCTCTTTACCTGAGACCGGCCTTCGTTTAAGTTTTTAAATAATCCTTTCATTTTTTTATCTTTTTTTTATATTCCTAGTTCTTTATGTAGCACTTTCATGAAAGGTCCATAATTATTTGATCCGTATTGGTCTTTAAGAATTTTAGCTATTGCAATAGCGAAATCTGAATAAGATAGAGATTCGTCTATTTTATCGATCGATTTAAGTATCTCCTTACTCAAAGCATCAGAGTCTTTTGATTCGTTTAAGTTTTTAAATAAGCCTTTCATATTTGTTTTTTTGTTTTTTTATACTGTTACTAAACCTTTTTGGATTAGTTCATTTATGTCTTTTAAAGAAAACCCATAAGGTTCACGCATCCCTTTGTATTCTGCATAGACCCCGACACTTTTATCGCCATCCTGTTTATATTCAACTGAGTTATGATCTAATCTCAAAGTTCTACCTTTATTAAAGAAATCAACTGTATCGTTACTTGATTTATCAGTCCATTCAAAACTATGATAATTTTTTGTTGACCCTAAACCAGAACCGAAATTATCTCTTATACCCTTTCTCCAAGTCTCTTTGACGAATTTTAAAGTATTAGGGAATTGTGAAAGCTGTTTTGCTTCATTTAAGAACTCATTAAAGTTTTGTAAATTTTTCATATTTGGTTTTTGTCGTTTTTTTATATATCAATCTTTTATCTTGTAAGATTTTGTTTTTTTGTTCTCTAAATATTCCTTGAATGTAATCAGAGAATCATCTTTTATTACAACTTCGTTTAAATACGATTTCATACTTTTAACAATACCTTTCAAATCATTTATTAACATTTCTGTCAACGTTCCAGACACTTTCCTCTTCGGTTTTGTTATGCTCGATAAAAGAATCTTAAATATATGTTCATTAATAGAAGATCCTTTAATATACTCTTTAGTTTTTTCGTTAGTCAACAAATCTAAATTTATTTTGAATTTAGGATTTGAAGCAAATTCCATAGGCTCTATATCTAAACCTTCATACTTCTTGTGATTCCTTCTAATATAATCATTGAAAATTTTAGAAACTAATGAAATAGTCTTTTCGTCTAAATCTTCTTCGTACACTTTATATTTCTTTACTCCATTGATTTTTATAAACTCAACTAAATCAGAAAGGATAATCCCATAAAGATCTTGTGGTTCTCTTTTATTAATTTTATTCTCCATTATTGGATTCGATATTTTTGTATTCACTCCATCTTCGTTAAGAAATGTTATCATCAACGAGTTTGTATTTCCAGAAGATTCGTTGATATATGACGGAATAATAGAAGGATCTACTAATGATATAACATAATCAGTAAATGTTGTTTTTATTTTAGATGATATTACGGATTCACTTAATCTTAAATATTCTAAAATTTTTATTTTTTGAATACCATCTAATTCTCCTTCCCATAAGATTGGTGGAGGACTAACCGATAAAGATTGAGCAATCTCATTTAGGTAAGTAATGTCATTTAAAAATTCCTTTGTAGATAAATCTTGTATGTCTGTTAAAATTAAATTATTTAAAGAGTTCGTTAAGGACTCGTTAATGAAAACTCTGAATCCATACCTAAATCCAGGCTTCAAATAATTAATTAATTCGTTTGGTTTATCCAAAAAGAAATTAATAGGATCTTCATATAATCGAGTGGACACTCTATCAAATTTAGTGATAACTCCATCTCTCTTAAAAAAGACTAAATCTCCATTATTAAGTCTTTCTACTAAAAAACGAGTTTCGTTTATTTTTTCTGAGATAACGATCGGACTTTCTAATAAAGTCTTTACGTAACTCATTCCTTTATCTTCGAAAATGTCCCTAAGAGATTTTAATTTACTCATACGTTTTTTGCTTTTCTATATTCCCTGATTGAATTCCAAAATTCTTCGGATTGTTCTAGTGATAGCTCTGCAGGATCGATAGCTTCATATTTACCTAAAGCTTCGGTGTAGAATTTTAAATACTTTTTTGCAGAGGCATCTTTATCTTTTTGTTCTTTAACTGCCTTTCTATTTTTATTGAAAGCTTTGAACTTTAATAGAGCCATACTTTTTATTTATATATATCTAATAAATTGACTGGTCTAATTTGATAAGGAAATTTTTGTTCATCGTAGATTACTTGTCTGGCTTTTGAGTGCTTATATAAATAGTTTTTAAATTTACCACTACAAAAGTTATCAACAAAATCTACTATAATAAGTTTCTTTTTATCTTTATGGAGTCTGAGGCCTCTACCTATAGATTGTCTTATTATAACTTCAGATTTAAATGATTCTGTTAAATAAATTGTATGAATATTTTTAATATTTATTCCAGTAGAAAACGTTCCATAAGATGCTATTAAAATTTTCTCTTCTCCGGTTTCTAGTTCATCTTTTTGTATGGCCCTTAAATCTTTCGAAGTACCTCCATCTATGTAGAATATTCTCCGGTTAGTCTTTTGTCTAAGCATATCATAAATTTTATTACCATATTCTATTCTAAAAAATAATACTAAAGCATTTTTCTTATTTTTTAATATCATATCTGTGATAAAATTAAGTCTTAAATGATCGCTTATTGCATAATCCTGTTCTAGTTTTAATAGCTTTTTTCTATCAGTTTCTGATTTATAATAAAGAGACTTAAAACCATCTTTTATATCTTTTTGTACATAATCCATTTCTAATACAAGAACTTCACAAGGAGTAATATATCCCTTTTTAATTAAGTAACTTGCATCAATCGAGGTTATTAAAGGTCCAGTATAAGCCATTATCGTTAATCTATCTAATGTTCCTTTTTTAGGAACGGTTCCGGATAATCCGAATTTCCTATCGGCATAGTCACACTTCTCTAAAATACTTTTTATAGAGACAGATTTCGCCTTATGAGTCTCGTCTACTATTACAGTATCAAATTGATCAAAATAATCCTTTTTCTTCTTAACTAAAGACTGATAAGTTCCTATTACAATATTTGATCTATTTCTTATTGTAGATCCTGAATATATTTGTTGTATTTCTAAGTTAAGTTTAACTGCAGTCTCGTTGTATTCGTAAAAATCTTCACAGCCTTGTATGACAAGATCAACTGTCGGAACGATCATTAATATTTTCTTAGAAGTTCCTTGCTCTAAAAGATATGAAATAACCATATAAGTTATTAAAGTTTTTCCTGCAGATGTAGCTAATTCGGCTATACATGATTTATATTTTATAATATTAAATGCAGTCTCTATTTGATAATCTCTAGGTTTCATCTCGGAATCTTTCCATCGATCATTAACCCAATCGACAAATAAATCTTTATTAACACTTCTATCAAATCGGTTATTAATACCTTCTATATCTAATTCAAAATCATAATCTCTACACATATCAACAACCTCATTCCATAGACCTGATGGCAAATATTTGTTTGATTTAAAATATGAAATTTTACCATCCCACCAGCCTTTCTTTACTCGAGGGTCCCATTTTGCATTAGGCGATAGTCGAGTAAAGGTAAGTTGAGTTTGTTCAATTTCAATTTCAGTAGCCTCAACTAAAGTTAAAAACTTACCTTCATGAGTTATTGTCCATTTCATTATATTTAAAGTTTAGTAAATCTTATTATTAAATTCTTCTATTGATATTTTAGCCTTAATAGCGAATCCCATTTTATCTAAAGTTTCTATGCATTGCTGATAATAATTAATTTGAGCTTCTAATAAAGATTTCTGTCTGTTTCTTAAAGCCATATCAGAATTTATGAATTGCGTGATTTCTCGATAATCTAATCTTAAGTCATGTTTTGTTTTGTAATATTCATGTCTATTTTTTCTAAAATTTTCATTATTAGCTCGACGTCTATATAATCCTGATTTAAGAGTTATCATCTTATCAACTAATATATGTCTATATGACAGCATTAAAACCTGAGATTTAGAAAGAGTCGAAAAATCATTAATTAATTTAATTATATCAGATATTTTCTTTGTTAAATCATGCCTTTCTGTTTCTAAAGCCTTATCTAAATTTTCAGTTTTCTCTTCTTCTAACGGTGATTCCATTTTTTATAATTTTAAAATAATTGTCCAGTTTTTCCTTTATTTTTTAAGGATTTCATATCTACTAGTTTAGGCTTTTTTTCTACAACAGGCCTAGATTTTTTTACAGCTTCATCTATTAATAGTTTTTTATTATTATAAGTCGCTTTTGAATTAAAATCCACAAATAACTTAAGATTTTCTGATATCAAATCTTCTGGTATAAAAAAATCAATATGTTTATTTTTCATCTATATAAGTCTAATATCAATAGGTTCATCAGTAAAATATTCATTGATATTTCTTAATGCATCGTTTTGATTTTTCCAGCAATAAATAATCAATTCATTAAAATCTTTAATTTTTTTTCTTATCTTATAATCACGTACTAGCTTTCCCCACATAAAAACATTTTTTTTACATCTTAATTTCTTTTCCATTATTTTTCTTCCTATTGAATCATTATCAAATAAGTATCTAACTGTCGGAATTTCATCGAACATCTGTGTTGGTTTATCTGCACCTGATAAGGCTATTGAATTTCCTAATAATAATGAGTCGATAGGTCCTTCAAAAATAGTAACCGGCCTAGTAAAATCTGCAAACATTATTCCAAAATATAAAGATAATGTATTAATTTTAGAAATTTGAGCAGACTCTAATTCAATGTTTCGGTTTTTAACCAATATGTTTATTTTTTCAATTGTATATGAGATATATTTTTGCCGATATTGAGAAAAATTCCTTATTTGATAACCTAGAACATTTCCTGCAGAATTTAAGTTTAATATATATAGCTGATTTTGTTCTTGGCTAAACAAAAAATTATTTAAATTTTTATGTAGTAACCTACCTTTTAAATAAGCTAAGCATCGTTTATTCTCTTTTGGATGAATTAAATTAAATTTAGCCTTTAATTCCTGTATTGTTATTGAATATTCGTTTAGATTACTAAAAACTTCATATTGAAGATAATCTTTAGATTCTATATTAACTCGATTATACTCAATATATTCAAGGAAGAATGAGAGATCTTTTATATTCTTTATTGGTTGATCAAAGTCTCTCATAAAACTTACAAGAGTAGTGTGTTTTTTAGAACAACCTCCATTGTAGCAATGATATTGTAGAGTTTTCCAATAGAGGTTACCTCTTTTTTTATATTTATTATCAGAATCTAAGCAATAAGGACATGCTATATTTAATCGATCTCTGAAAATACTAACTTCGCTTTTAGGTCCTGAAAAAATTTTTCTTTGTATTAATTCAACTTTACGTATAATATCAGATTGCCTATCTGTAGTAATTTCCATATTTTCATTTTTTGTATCTTTAAAAAGAGCAGTGGATATGTTTATCCACTGCTCTCAAAAATTTAAATATGCTAATTATTATTTAGTAGTTTCTCCGCCTATATTAAATTCACTTAACCAATCGTCAATATCTCCAGAAGATTCTGTAGTATTTTGTGATTCAGCTTTTGCAAGTTGTTTATTATCGGCGTTTAATGCTGGTTGAGATTCTTTTTTAGTGTGAGATGTTACTTTATTAAGAGAAGCTCCAGGATTTCCTGTTAATTCTGCTAAGTAATCATTAACTCTAGATTGAATATCGTCAGTCCATGGTCTAAAATCATGTTCCATAAGAGAATTCACGTTATCATAAAGTTTCATTATAGTAGCTCTGCTTTCAGGGTTATTATCCATTACTACTCCATCAATTTTTATAGGACCAGATTTAGCAGCGAACTTAGATTCTTCATAATTCCAATAGCCACCTTTAAGAGTAACCTTTAAAGAAAAGTCTTTTCCGGCAAAGAAGTCGAAAATGTTATTAGGTTCTACTCCCATTTCAATATCATCAATTTCTGGAGATAATTGAGCATCAACTAATTTTTTTATTTGTCGAGGATATCTCATAATTTGAACAGTACCATCTAATTCTGGTCTAATAAAATCTTTTACAATATAAACATAAGAATAGTAATACTCTTTACGTTTTAATTTTTCTGCTTGTTTTTTATCGAACGCAGACTCAGATTTATATAGCTTCCAGAATGTGTCTTGAATAGGTGATTTTTCGTTAATACTAGATGGACAATCTACGTAAAACCCCTTTCCGTCAGGTCCTTGTAGCCAATAGCTATATTTTTTTATTGTCGATTTTCGTGGATTAACATTATTAGAAATGAAACGGACGACTGCTCTATAAACAGAATCGCTTGCCATAGTTGGAGCCGGTTTGTAAACGTTGTTTGTTTCTTTTTTAGGCTCGTTTGTGATAAAATCCTCTGATGAGAGGTTAAATAAATCAAATTCTTCTTTCATACTTACGTTTTTTTACTTTATTTATTAATTAATTATTTACTTAATTTATATGAATATATTTTATAAAAAATTCATATTTTTACTTACTTATTTACTTACTTAATCTTTTTGTACTTATATTTACCATTACGTATTTGATTCCAAAACCTAGTACCATAAGTACCTTCATTAGTTTCTTTCTTTAATAATTTTTTTGCTTTCTTTTTTACATAACTACCAGCCTTTCCTAATAAAGTTTTCTCGTCGGCAAATAACCTAAAAACTTTTTTGGGAACGTCTTCATACTGATAAACCGATCCATCACGAAATTCAATCACAAGAATTTCAGTTTTATCGTCATATTTTATATCTGTCAAATGACTGGATTCTATTTCTTTATTCCATTTTTTTTCTAATAAAAAATCTTCGTATTTTAAAAACTCGTGCATTTAATAGTTTGTATATTTTATATGATGTATTATGACTTTTTATTCTTATCGATCCATGTTCTAAAAATCTTCATTGCATCTCGCATCCCTTGAGTTTGATGTTTATGTAATTTAGCTCGAGTTTCCATTGTTGTTGCTATAGACATAGCCCATACATTTTCATCTTGCTTTAACAGCTTATCTAGCTCTTTTATTGTAAATTCAGCCTTTTCTTTATTTGCATATCCAGTACCTTTAATAGCATCTTTTCCTCCTTTTGAGTATAGACCTATGTCTGGTGGATCTGATTTATAATCTTTCTTTTTTCTCGTATGTCCAACCGTAGGTTTCTTTTTAGCTTCGTTTAAAAAGTCCTCGTAAGTTATTAAATTTTTCATTTTTTATTTATCTTTTATTATGGTTTAGGACCATCTCCTTTTAACCACTTAGCAACATCGGAGTCTGATGTTTTATAAGCCTTTCTTTTATCTATGAATGCATTTAATCGAGCATAACCCCATGCATTTAATGCAGCCGGTTTACCTAATTTTTTTATTTCAGGCCTAACAGCTCCCCAATTAGTTTGAGCAGCCCCGTAACCTCTTTTAAAAAGAATCATAAAAGCATATTTCAAATCTTCTATATTAGATGTACCCATAGCTTTTTGATTTTTAGTATCTTTAGCTAAATCTAAAATCCTATCATCAACTTTTGATTCTAATAAAAAGTCTTCGTATTTTAAAAACTTATTCATTTAGTAATTTGTTTATTTTAATTCCATCCACCAGAGTAATAACTAGATCCTAATTGAACGTCTTTAAATTTGAAAGATTTACCATTAAACTTAACATCAACATCATAATAGTAGTATGTACTAAACGAAGAAGCTACAACTGAACTGTGATCAGATTTAGTCATCTTAGTTTTAGCTGTAAACTTTTTCCAAACATCCCTTCCGGCTTGTCCTTCCGTCATCAATTCTTTCATATAGGCAAATAATTCAGGCATTCGCCCTATATTAGCAGCCACATTTGCTTCGTCTGAATTTTTATCATGCCAAATACCAACCTCTCTATTTATTGCATCTTTGAATAATTTATCGTCTATTCCTTTGATAACCCTTTCAAATTTCTTTTTTGTCGATTTTTGTAAAAATGCCCTTTCTTCCTGTGGCAAATCAGCAACTGTAATACCATATTCTCTTAATTTACGAGCATCCGATGACATCATATAATAATTAAACGGATAAGTTCCTTTTTCGAACCGTTCTCTGATATACAAAGCCTGGCCTAAATAATCATGTGGATCTTCGTTTCGGTCAGGTAGTTGTGGCCATTTACCAAAAGCTTTCAAAAACTCCTTGATGAACTTCTTATTTTTCGATTTACCTTTAAATCCAGTCATTGATAATATCACCGTCTTAAATTCATCATATAGGTCATCAAAACCTGGTAGATTCGGCAGATCTGCAAACTTCACAGTCGTATCATCCTTAAGCTTCATATCATATCTAAAAGCTGAAACTAACGTTTCTTTATCGTATTTGTTTTCTTTTGACGAATTCCTAGGAAAATTTTTCTTAGTTACAATTTTATTAGCAAATTTTTCTAATGTAGTATATGTCGGTCGGTATCTATAGGACTTATCACCCGGACCGCGAAATTTCTTCTTTGCTTCAGTTAAAGAAGACTCGTTAAGATATTGCTCGTAAGTTTTTAATTTCTTCATATTGTTTTTTTGTTATACTTTTACTATTTTTTCTTCTCCTTTAGGATAAAGTATATATCTTAATAAAAAGAGATCAATATTGAATCTGATCAGATCTAAAAGTCATATAACTATTATCTAGTAGTTAAAGTTGAAAGGAAATCTAGTATACAGTTACAGTTAAGATAATCTATCTAATCTCTACTGAAAAACAGGAAATTCTGCTATTCTTTTATTTGTAAACTAAACTCTACTTCGGTTAAGGCTATAGCATCTACCAGATCATCAATAGGTTTAGGTATAAAGAATTTCTTACCTTCTATAATATCTAATGAATTTATTAAATCTCTTAATTCAGATTTAGTATTATCTACGTAATGAGTTAACATAAAGCATTTATTAGCATTACCATTTCCTGAATACCTTTTCTTTAAAGTCTTAGGCGGCACTATGAAAATAGAGTCACCTACTCTCTCGTATAATTTACACCTTAAAAAAGAATTGTACATCACTATATCTATAAAGGAATTGCCACTCGAAGAATACGAGAAACCTTCAATATTAATTTGAGTACATTTATCTAAATAAGGCTCTAACTTTTCCATGATTATATCGCTTAATCTATTAGCATTCCTTATCTTAATTTGTTGAGTTTCTAATGGATCTTTGGTATTACCTTCTTTTATATATGAGAATATTTGGACAAGGTCTTTTATTTTCTCGTGAGTCCTGAATCCTTTTAGGTGACTCTTGTAATTAGCCGAGAATGACATTAATATTAAATCATCCTTTGTCTTAATTGCTACTCCTGTTGAATTTATGGAAAAATCTATTCCGATAATCATATTATTAGTAGTCTATTTTATATTTTTTTTAACAAAACGTTCTATCCAACCTTTTAGCTCCTTAGCTGCTGGATTAATATGAGACGGCTCAGTTAAAGGACCAGCTTTCCATTCATCCCAATATCTAGCAATCTTTCCGAGTGCATTAGCTATTTCATCATAGTTCATTGCCTCTATCCAACCAGCTCCCTCGTTAACGGATTCTTTAGCCATCATAATAGACAGACTATCAGATATATGTTTATTAATAATTTCTTCAGTTTTCTTGTAGTCTTTTTTATCTACATTAATAACAGATAAAGTCATAGATAATCTATTAATTTTATATTTAATCTTCGCTCCATCTAAATCTTTTGTTAAGGAATCTAGACCTTTAATAGCCGCTTCGCCGTCAGTTTTTATACCGAAGGTACTTTCATTAACAGATTCAATTTTTCCTTCATTTAGAAATTCATCAAAATTCTTTAAATTTTTCATATTGTCTTTTTTTTTGATATAATTATATATCCTTTAAGCTTCTTGAACTTGTTTGTTTAAACTCCAGGCCCTAGCAAGTCTGGTTAGTCCTATTCCTCCACCAAATCTAGGAAAGAAATCAAATTTTAAAAAATCTTCTAATTCCTTTTCAACTCGATCTTTTCCGAATAGTTCGAATAATTTGGCTGAATAAGTCTCATCCATTATAGAATAAAAAATAGATTTCATCTCTTCTTTGCTACAAGATCTTTCTGCGGATCCTATAGTTTCTTGTCCAAATAAAATAACATCTGCTTTATTGAAAGTTCCGTCTTGATTCTTTTTCATATTCCAAAACGGAGAAGTTCTTTCAGGGAATTTAGTCAAAAATACATTATCACCTCTTTCTTTCCAAAGTCTAGATTCGTGTTCATCTTCTATCGTATCTATTCCTCCATACTCTTCACATACCTCATCGTATATACAATCAAAGCCCTTTCCAAAACCTAAATATTCGCAAAGTTCTTTTTCAAGTTCTATAAGCGCTTCGAAAGATCCTTTTGCCTCGAATTCGAACATTGGAAATATTTTTTCATGTCGACCAGGAATTGGATCTTTTTCATCTCGATAAGAAGTTGAAATACAAAAACATCCATCCCAATCAGGATTTTTTAGAAGTTCATATTCTAACCACATTTGGCCGGTTTGAGGTAATGGCCAGCGTAATCCATTGTATTCGAAAGTTGCTATTGAGAAAGGATTTTCGCAAGCTGCGAGAATTGAAAGTCTTGATTGAGTTGGTACCTCGATGTAATTTTTAGACAAAAAAAATTTGCGAAGTTTTTGAACTACTTCATTATAAACTGTTGTGTTTTCCATTTGTTTTATATATCTTTACTGAGTTTGAAAGTTAATATCTAGGTCATTAAACGCAAAAGTGCATTCGAATGTTGAAAATTCCGGAACTATTTCTGAGTACGATAAAGTGAATTCGTTTAATCCTGTGAATAAACAATCTCTAAATAAAGTAGTATACATACAATTACCTTCGGCGTCGAAAATCCTAAGAGGAATGTCAACAGAAAATGGATTTTTAGTTGAATAACTATAATAATGAAAGAAAGTTTCTAGCATTATCCAGTAATTAATATTTCCATCTAGTAATTGAAAAGTTATGTTAATAGACCTATCAATTAATAATTCTTGAGATAACGAGGTTCTCCATTTTCTAGTGGTTCCTCGTTTCCTTTCATTTATACCAGCTTGAGATTGTTCAATAGGGTCATAATTAAAATTAGGCACCGTTATACTCTGTATTGAATAATTTATTAAATCTGATATATCATCAATAGGTGTAGGTAGCCTAAAAACATAAGGCTCGTAACGCTTCTTGATGCTCTCTGGTATAAAAATTTTAGGCAGTTCTACCTTAAATAAATCATTTCTGTTGTTCAGTATCATTAGTCAAAATTTGATCCTTTAGAATCTTTTGGATTAGTTTTAAGATTTTTAGAAGTCTTATCAAAAAATTGATCAGATGGTTCTATTTTACTTTTTCTATTATTAAAAAATTCAGTTGTGTTATTAATTGTAGATGATTGAGGCAATCCTATATTTTTTTGAATTTGAATAACCGTATCGTTTACTACGCTATTTATTTCTATTATTTTTTTATTTAATTCATTAATTGTTGATTGTAATATAACAAGTCTATTATCGCTACCTAATTCAGCAGATAGTGTAGATTTAGCTTGACTTAGTAATTTATTTATAGTATCTTGCTGAGTTGCTATAGTTTCTTGTGAAGATGAGGCTAAAGAATTTGATAGATTTATTTGATTTTGATAATCTGTTAATTTATCTTTTTCAGTCAATTCTTGATATTCATTTAAAGAATAAAACTTTCCGCTATATAACAAAGAGCTTTCTCCTTGTTCATTATTTAAGTACAATCCAAAAGATCTATTACTATATTTTAATATATCAGATGATTGATTTTTAGTTAATCTAAATGCTATTTCACCAGAAGATTTATCAACAAAGGTTGTAGGAACTTCTTCTATAAGTAACTCCTCTTCGTTGTTATTTTTAAATGATATAATAAAACTTCCTAATCCTGAAACGTTAATAGCCTCATTAGAACCACCTCTACCGTTTTGATATAAACTAAATTTCAAATAAGCATTACTATCAGGTATAAGTATTCTAGCTAATCCATTCTCGTATATAACTTTACCGTTACCACCTCTCTCTATAACTGATTGATTTTCATTCGGAACTGTTGAATCATCAGAGGATATGGGATTAACCGTTTGATAAGAAATAGAAACCGAATTGCTATTTATAAATGAAGTTACGTATTTTGTATTATTAATAATCGGTGTATCTAATCTATTTATTGTAATTTCTTTAATAACCTTTTTGTTGTATATCTTAGTCTGAACCGGATTAGACCCTAAATTAATTGATTGTAATTTTCTACCATACTTAGCAGGAGAATTTGATAAAAATGAAGAAGTTTTCCATATCTGAGTATTAGTACTTCTATCAAATAATCTTATAATATAATCAATTTTATAGGATATAGTAGATGCATTTTTAATCACTGGACGATATACGTTAGGTAAGTCATAATCATTAGTTTGAGATATTTCTAACTTATCGCTAACTATCCAGTTATATCCACTAACTCCATCATATACGTATTCAGATACTGATAGATCGTGTAATAAAATAAAATCATATCCACTTCTATTCAAATCCGTTATAAAATCTTCTATAATAATTCCATTATATGCTCCATAAAATTCTATATAATCTCCACCAGAACTTTCTTTAATTACTGCTGATATAGTAGAAAATTGGTCTTTTAATGGGAGATCAACCTCTATTCCATCATAAAATGTAATGTAATCTTGTTCATCTATTTTAGTTTTTTCTTTCATCCAAGAAAAACTAGTTTGTATTAATTGATCTTGTTTAAGGCCATTATTGCTGGTAATTCTTTCTACAACAGTATCTCCTGTTAAAACTCCGGTCCAATAATCAGCTATTAAATTAAAAGAACTTAAGACTCTAACTTCTATATATGATGCATATACCTTACCGCCAAAGAAGAATGGCGAAGGGTTTAGAGTTTCCCAAGTGTTTGTTTTATTATAAACTAAATTAAGCAAATTTAATTTACCTTTACTTAGTCTTTCTATGTCTATTGTAAAAATAAAACCAAGATTTCCTTCAAAATTAAATCCTTGAACTAAATGTAATTTAATAGTATCATAAACTGGAGACTGTGGATCATTAAAGACTATAGGAAGCGAACTAGTATTTGTTAGATTAGCTGCATAATCATTATAAACAGTAATTTTATCTATATCTAGAAGAGCTCCTTTAAAATTCGATATTGACGCAAATGAATTATTTCTAACATTAGCTGTACCTAAAGGCGAACCAATAATTAAATTACCAGATGAATCCGAATTAAATATCTGAGGAATCTTCGTAATAGTATTCTCCATTTTCCAAATAGGAGTTGTTGAAGTACTTAACCTAAATTCGTTACTAGGAACATTAATCTGCGATTGATCAGCGTAAATATATTCTAATAAAATAGAACTAGATAATTGTATGTATCTTGATGACGTAGCCATTTAATTTTGTATTAGATTTTTTTTCTTAAATAATTTTTTAAAGTGTTTATTTAAGTTGTATGTTATACTCAATCCTATTGATATAGTAGGACCGAATGTTTGATTTACGTGATTATATCCAAGTCCATATCCAATATAAGGACCGAACACTACATCACTTTCGTTACTCTCTTGCATAAACCTTTTCTTATCTAAAATAGCTCCTTCGATGCTATTGAATACGAGTCCAGGATAATCAGACTTAATAAATATTTGATAACTATTATCTAATTCAGTAAGGCCTGTTATTATGTTAAATTTAATCTCATCTTTTATTAATTTAGTATTAATATTAGTAATTAATCCAAAACTATCAACATTAAACGAAGTAGATCCTTTGAAACTCCTAGCGTTCTTTTTGTTATATGATGTATCCAACGACCAGACTATAGTAGAAGATCCATCCGGCTTATGGATTAAAGTGTCGTGAATTTCTATATATTTAATAAGAGTATCCGTAGTATTTATAGTGTCATATATTGTGTTTATAGTTCCACTAGAACTCTGAAAAAATAAAACATCTCCTATTAATCTTTCTACTTCTATTCCTAATTCTTTATTAACTTTTTCTAATTTCTTCTTATCGCTAATGTATACATTTTTTATCCCAATCTCCTCTCCTAAATTATTTTTAACAATTCTCAATGTATCAGTTGCAGCCAAAAAGTTTTGATTACCAACTCTTAACTCGGTCCTTAAATTATTATTACTATTGCATTGATACATTAGTAATAAAATAAGAATTATTAAT